GTATTAAATAGGGAGCATCACCTGTCAGGAGTAAGTGGGTGACCAGCTTAATAAACCTGGGAATAAGCTGTTATTAGGAGATTTGTATGCCAGCACTCTTTGATATAGGCACATCAAGACTAAATGTCAATGATGCCGAGTTAATATCTAAAACAAAGAAATCAAAACCTAAGAGCAATAAAAAAGGTACAGATTTAATATCTAAAATCGCAGAAGCGGATGCTTTTATAAATCAATATCTCGGAAAATATCTACAGTATATGGAAGTAATCTCTGATGAGCAGAGGTTATCTGAATATATAGACCACGCAATTTCAAATGGAATAATCGCAATAGATACGGAAACAACAGGATTAGATCCTTTAGTAGATAAAGTAGTAGGTGTAGGTATATACACTTATGATGAAACTTGGGCATATATACCTGTAGAGCATATATCTTATGTGACAGGGCAGAGAGCTAAACATCAGTTAGAGAGTGAGCTTGTAGGTTCAATCCTAAAGCGCCTGGAAGACGCAGGAACAAAGATTGTGATGTTTAATGCTACATTTGATATACGAATGATAAAGAATAGCTTAGGAGTGCGTCTACATTGTTGGTGGGATTGTTATTTAGCCGCAAGACTTCTTAATGATAATGAGCCAAGTAATGCATTAAAGAAACTTTATCAAAAATATATATTAAGGGGCGAATCTAATGCATTTACTTTTGAAGAAGTATTTGGTAAAATGTCATTTCAGAATATACCCATAAAGACAGCATATCCTTATGCCGCATATGATCCTAAGGTAACATTAGATTATTATGATTATCAGAGTAAGTATTTATACTATGATCCAGCCTGTACTATGGATGATAGAAATGGTATGAATGGAGTATCTTGGGTATTCTTTAATATAGAAATGCCTTGTGTAGATGCTACAGTTGAGTTAGAGGATACAGGTATAGAATTTGATTTTGAATATAACGAGAAGTTAAAGGTAAAGTATCATAAATTATTAGATGATAAAGAGAAGTATTTTCATAAGTTATGTGAGGAGTATAGAGATGAGATTGAAGATTATCAAGGTGATACTCGTTTCGATAATCCTATTAATATCAATTCTGTGCCTCAATTACAGGCATTGCTATACGATATTATCGGATTAGAATGTCAGATTGACAAAAAGACAAAGAAGCCTACAAGAAGTACAGGAGAAGATGTATTAAAGAAACTCAAACATCCTGTAGCAGATGCCATATTAGCATATAGGGAATTTTCTACAATAGTTGGTACATTTATTGATAAACTTCCTGAGTGTGTAAATAAAAAAGATAGGCGAATACATTGTAAGTTTAATCAGTATGGCGCAGATACAGGAAGATTTAGTTCAGAAAATCCTAATATGCAGAATATCCCGAGTCATAATAAAGATATAAGAAAGATGTTCAAAGCCCATAGTGAGGAATATATAGTTTCTACAGATACAGATTATTTGGAATTAAAAAGATTTACAGAAGTAGAAACACCTGATGGGTGGGTATATTCAGATAAGTTAAAGATTGATGATGAGTTGTTGGTAGTTGATGATGATGGAGAATCTGTCTATTCAATAGATGATATCAAGGTATTACCCGATAAAGTTATTATAAAGTTGTTTGATTGTTCACAATAGGTATTGACTTTTTGTGTATAGTCTGATAATATAACTATTATGATTGTATATAAGATTTCAAATAATTTTAACGATAAAGTTTATATTGGGGCTACAAAGAGAAGTCTACAAGACAGATGGAAAGAGCATTGTCATTGTGGTGAAACAGGAGAAAACTCAACGCATGAGCTTTATCGGGATATGTATAAATATGGTATAGATAATTTTAAGATAGAGGTATTAAAAGATTGTGTGACCTTTGAAGAATTATATGATACAGAGACCAGATTTATACAGGAATATAATGCTGTAGACAGTGGTTATAATACATATCATTGTTCACCTACCAGAGAAGATTGGGAGGAGTTCTATCAACATATGAAAGATAGTATGACCGAAGAAGTAAAAGGTCGTATATCTCAAACATTAAAGTCTTATAGACAAGAACATCCGTTTTCAGATAAGCATAGGCAAAGGATTTCAGAAAAAGCATTTGGGAATAAGAATGGAGAAGGTAATCCGTCACACTCTATTCCTTGTTTTTGTGTTAATGGCATAACCGGCAAAAGGTTGGAATTTAGAAATATAAAAGAAGCAGGTTTATGGTGGTATAATACATATCATCCGTTTGGTAATAATTATTCACAAGCAACTTATCAGAGAAAAATATTGGAAGAGATGGAAAAAGGTTATTGTATGTTCAAGAGAAAGAAATATACTTTTGATATACATTGGTATAAAAGAAAGGAGGTGATGTAAGAATGAAAAAGTCAGTTAGGGTTAGAGAGCAGTATGTGATTATGTCCGCTGACTATTCTTAGTTCACAGCAAGAGATTAAAGGTATGGCACAAATGTGTCATGATGAAGGAATGATAGAGTCGTTTAAGCAAGGTAAAGACTTCTATGCTGAGATAGCATCCGTAGCATTTGGATATCCTTATGAAGAATGTCTCGAATTTAGACCAGATGGCACAACTAATCCTGATGGTAAAGAGAGAAGGGCACAAGCAAAGAGCATACTATTAGGTATAAATTATGGTAGAGGCGCGGCGAGTATAGCTGAACAGTTAGGATGTCCTAAGAAGAAAGCAGAGAAGATAAAAGAAGATGTTTTCGAAGGATTTCCTGCTATAGCAGAATTTGAAAGACAAAGTTTTGAAATGGCAGAAGATTTAGGATATGTGACTACACTATGGGGAAGAAAAAGAAGATTTCCGAATATGCTTTTACCTGATTATGAGTTTGAATGGAAGTCTCACAATTCAGATGATGATCCTCTTAATTTTGATGATGCTGATGATGAGTGTGATGAGATTCCTGATGAGCTTATTGATAAGTGGATGAGAAGAATAAAGCAATCTTGGGGTCAAAAAAGAAATCATGTATTACAACAGGCTCAGATAGAGGATGGCATAATCATTACAGATAACACAATGAAGAAAAATTATACTCAGATAGTTAATGCTCGAATACAGGGCACCGCCGCTGATATGACAAAACTTGCTATGATAGCATTACAAAAAGATGAGAGGTTGAAAGAGTTAGGATTCAGAATGTTAATACCTATACACGATGAGATATTAGCTGAGTGTCCTGTAGAGAATGTTAAGGAATGTAGTGAGAGATTTGCGAAGATAATGTCAGAGGCACCTGGAGATAGATTTGAAGTACCTATAAGCTGTGATGTAGATATATCATATAGATGGTATGGAGATAAATATATAGTTAATGAGAAGGGAGAGTTAGAGAAATTAAATGGGTGATTTTGAAGTAAAGCTTATAGCCTCATTAGTAAGGAATATGGTAGACGCTAAGACAGAAGAAGAGGTAGATATGTTATATGAGCGTATACTTATGCAGTTGGATTTATGCTATAAATCAGTAATAGAGGGTCTTAATAAATGATTACACCGATATTTATATGCACACACGGACGACCAGATAAACAATATACATATCAGACATTACGAAATAGTGGATATACAGGAAAAATATGTTTTGTAGTAGATGATGAGGATGATACTGTAGATGAGTTACGCAAAAATTATCCTAATGAAGATGTATTACAATTCAATAAACAGGAGTTAATAGATGCGTCTGATACAGGTACGAACGAGGATCATAGAGCTTGTATATTATATGCCAAACATTTTTGTGAATGTGTTGCCGATAATATGTGTCTACAAGCATTTATAATAGCCGATGATGATATATTGAAATTCAGATACAGATATGTAGAGGATGGAAAACTAAAATCATTAGATGTTAAGAATATGGATAAGGTTATATCTATATATACTGATATGATGTTGAAGTGTGATATGTCAGCTACAGGATTTGGATTCACACAATTTTATTTTACAGGTATACATTCATTCGATAGTGATAATATGCAGAAATATAGGGTACCATATAATTTTGTGTTTAGAAATACAAAGCATAAGATAAATTGGATGTCCTGGTTTGGAGAGGATATAATAACAGCAGTATATTATGGTAGATGTGGAAGCTATATGTCAGCATTACCATATGTACAGCAAGAAATTGTCCCATTAGCCACAGCAGATGGTGGTATGAAAGACACATATGATAGTAATAGTGATGTGAGATTAGCTATGCAGAATATTATGTATTTACCTACTGAATTAAAGGTATATAAATATAAAAACAAGTATATGGCATCAATAAAAAGAGATAATGCATTTCCAAAAATTGTTAGTTCAAATGTTAGTAAATCCAGATGCAAATGTTAGTAGAGTATAGTATAATATGTATGTGAATGTTTAGAAAGGAGAGATTATGAATCAGTTATTTGAAGATTGTATGAATAAGCCTATGGGGGAAGATACAAAATATTCGAGAGCTATTAAGGTACCTCAATATGAACCGAGTAATACTAAGCCTATATTGAGTACAGTTTATGACACAACAAAATATAATAAACTTATAGCAAAGATAAAGAAGTCAGGAGTATCAGATGAGGAGAAGAAATTCTTAAAGTTTGCCGCATCAAGACATATAGTTTTTACATATAGTAAGATAGCAGACTATTATGCCCACGCAAGTAAAGAAATGCAAGAGCTTATGGAAGAGTCAGCATTAGTAATACTTGATATAGATGATGCGATAGCAAATGGTTATGTGGCTTTATCTGAAAAGATGAAACAGCTAATAGATGAAGAAAAAGAAAGGGATGCTTTAGCAAGAGAGGCTCAGGATATATTAAAAGAGCAGAGGATACTTGCGGAGCAAAAGGAGAAAGATGAGAAAGAGTCTAAGAAAGTGGCAAATAAGAAAAGAGAGGGAGAAGAGGATACAGGAGAGACGGCTGAGATTGTGGAGACAGTGGATAAAGACGAACCAGTTGTCGAAACTAAGACAGATACTAATACTGTTGGGAATACTCCACTCTTTTGAATTTGAAATGTACTGTGGGAGTCAAAAACATGAGCTTAAACAATTTTGCAGTAATGATATTATGCCACGGCAGAGCAGAGAATACGCCGACTTGGTACACACTTCGTAAGTATGGATATACAGGCAGAATAATAGTAGTGTGTGATGATGAAGATGATGATTTACCTAATTATCAGAAAATATATCCAGAAGTAGAAGTATTTTCTAAAGACGAAGTATTGAAACATATGGACACAATGGACATCACAGGCAATAGAGCTTGTGCAGTCTACGCAAGAAATGCTTGTTTTGATATAGCAGAAAGGTTAGGGCTTAAATATTTTGCAGAGTATGATGATGATTACATTAGTCACCCATATAGATGGGAAGAAGAGGGTGTTCTCTACAGAAGCTCTCTCGCCAACTTGGATAAAGTGTTTGAAGCGTACTTGGAATTTATGGAGACAAGTGAAGAAATATATTCGGTTGCATTCGGACAGCCGGGAGACTTTATTGGTGGAGTTGGTAGTAGACTACATCAGGAAAGATTTAGACGAAAGTGTATGAATAGTTGGATATGTAAAACAAGTAGGAGATTTACATTCAACGGAACCCAAAATGATGATTGTACCACTTACTGTATAGAGGGTAGTAGAGGAAAAATATTCTTAACGTTTGATTTTATGATGATAGACCAGCCTGAAACACAGCAAGTAGAAGGTGGTATGACAGAGATGTATTTAGGCACAGGTACTTATCAGAAAACTTGGTATACTATATTAGCTTGTCCGTCATTTGTGAAAGTAGGGATGATGGGCGATAGATATTATAGAATACATCATCAGATAGACCATAATAGTGCTTACCCAATGATAATTTCATCAAAATATAAAAAGGAGGATTAAGAGATGAAGTTAAGTATTAACACAGCCGCATTTCAGAATATGGTGGCAAAGGCAACAAAGGGTGCAGTAATGAATAAAGACCTTTTCATTACGCAGTTGATGGCAATTCAGTTAAAAGACGGCAGACTTACACTGATAACTACCGATAATTCTAATTATCTGTATGTGAGTGAGAAATTGCCCGGAGAAGATTTCTATGTAGTAGTACAGGTAGATAAGTTTAGTAAGCTGATTTCAAAACTCACCTGTGATGTTGTAGAGTTAGAGCTTGTATCAAAAGAGGGTCAGCTTGATAAGCTCGTAGTAAATGGTAATGGACGTCATGTATTAGAACTTCCGTATGATGAAGATGGAGAGCTTATAGAGTTTCCTGATCCTGTAAATAATGCTGATACCTCTGATTGGAAAG